GCATTACGCAGGTGGGTGGTTCGATCCGAGCAGATACACCGAGCCAGATGGGTGGCGGCGATCAAGGCTGGCACAGGCGTGGATCTCGCGACCGTGCTCACCTCACAGCCCGTGCAGGAGACGATCGAGGCGTTCGTGAACCGGAACGTCGCCTTGATCAGCAACATCAGCGATCAGGCCCAGGCCCGCATCTCGGATTCGGTGTTCCGTGGCTATCAGCAGCGCACCCCGCCTCGCGAAGTTGCGAAGGAGGTCCGCGAGGCTACCGGCATGGGGCGGGCTCGATCAATCCGCGTCGCCGCGGACCAGAACGTGAAGCTATCGGCCGCGCTCGACATGGAGCGCCAGGCCGAGGCTGGCATCGAGCAGTACAAGTGGCGGCATTCTGGGAAGTTCCACCCGCGCAAAGAGCACCGGGCGCGCGATGGCAAGGTCTACAAGCTGGGCGAGCCGGCCGGCGACACGCCTGGGCAGGCGCCGTTCTGCGGATGCCGGGCTCAGGCTTACCTCGAGATCATGGATGAGTGATTTTGCTTCGGCACATTGTCCTGTCGGTAGTATACGGGCGCATGGCTACTTTGCACTCACCCACTACATCTAGCGCTTCCGTCCTGGAGCAGGCCGAAACTGCTGCTTGGAATGAAGTTTTGCAGCAGGGCATGGACCGCGCCGACCCGGTAACTGGGGACATTGCCGGCGAAATCGACATGCGCAGCTTGGTCCGCGCTATCCTGCAGGCGATCCGTGAGCCCAGTGAGGCGATGCTCGGAGCTTGCGATAACATTGGAATGGAGGCGGAGGCCGAAAACCCCAACCGCGCCGCCTTGTTCTGGCAAAGGATGATCGACGCCGCGCTGAAGGAAGGGTCATGAGTTTCGATTACCACCGGGAAATGACCGAGGCGGTCAGCAAAGCTCCAGATGTCGATCCCGAGAGGCTCGTCTGGATAATGAATGATGAGCACCGGGTACGGTTTCTCGCCTTTCAAAAGCACGAGATGGGCGTGGAGCCGGACGTATCCGAGTGGTTCGGCATCCGGATCGAATCCGGCGAACCATCCAACGGGCAACCGTTCGAATTGGTGGTCAAGCCGCTCTCCTAACCGGCAATAGCCGGACGCTGCGCCCTGACCGTCCGTAGAGAGCCCCGCGGCGCTTCGTGCAAACGGACGCCATGTTCTTCGCCGACACCCTCACCCTGGACGCACCCAAGCGCACGAAGGATGGCTATCTGGCCGTCCGTGCAAAGGCGGCGCGGACCGGCGTCTATCAGTACGCCGGGCGTGAGGTCGACCCCGACAACACACATGGCCTCCGCGACAAGGCCTTGGTCCACGTCCTGCGCGACGAAGCCACCGTCTTCGACAAGAGCGCGATCCAGAGCTTCATCGGCAAGCCGGTCACCGACGATCACCCGCGTGAGGCGGTAAACCGCAAGAACTGGCGCGATCACGCTCGGGGCACGATCATGGGTGCCTTGCGCGAGGGCGAATACGTGGCCTTCGACCTGCTGCTGACTGACGGCGAGGCCATCGACAAGGTCGACGCCGGCAAGCGCGAACTCTCCAACGGCTATGCGGCCGAACTGGAATTCGGCTCGTTCACCGCTCCCTGCGGCACCGTTTGCGATGCCCGCCAGGCGAAGATCACCGGCGGCAATCACGTGGCCCTGGTCGATCGTGGCCGGGCCGGATCCGAATGCGCGATCAAGGACGGGTTCGCCCTCTGCGACGCCATCACCGCTGATCGGCTCGCTGAGCTGGCGGCAACCTTCTCCGATGTGAAAGGAAATGCAGTGAAGAAGATCGTTCTCGACGGTCTGCAGGTCGATCTCTCGGACGCCGATGCTGTCGCGGCCGCAATCTCGAAGCTGCAGGACAACGAAGCCAAGGCCATCGAGGCGCGCGACAAGGCGCTGACCGATGTTGCCACCCTCACCACCGACAAGGCCACGCTCGATGCCAAGGTGACCACGCTTGAGAAGCAGGTTGCTGACGCCAAGCTGACGCCGGCGCAGTTGCGCGACGCGGCCCGGGCCTACGCGGCGGTCTGCGGCAAGGCCAAGGCGCTGGGCGTGATCGTTTCGGACGAGATGGACGAACCCGCCGTGATGAAGGCGGTCGTCTCCGCGAAGCTCGGCGACAAGGCTAAGGGCTGGAACGACGCGCAGATCGCCGCCTCGTTCGACACGCTGACTGCCGACGTGAAGCCCGCCGACCCCGTGCGCGACGCGGTCCTCAGCGGAGTCACCCGCTTCGCCAACGACGCTGCCTCAGTGGAAGACGCCGCTTATCAGCGGATGGTCGACCGGCTGAGCGGCAAGAAAACCGCCGCATAAGGAGGACGGACACATGCCCCCGATTCAGACTGCATTCGCTGACCGTCCCGCCGCTTATGCGAAGGGCCGCCGCGTCAACATGGAAGAGTGGAACGGCTTCACCGGCATTGCCGGTGCAGCCGGTATCGGCATCGGTGAGCCGGTGCAGGACGGAACCATTGAAGAGCAGGTCGTGCCCTTCACCACCGGCAAGTTTCGCGGTATCACCGAGTGGTCGCCGGAAACTGGTGAGGATGCGACTTTCCCGGTCGGCGCGAACGTGCCGGTCGACGAAACCGCAGTGATCGCGGGCACTGCCTACCAGACCTGCACCAAGCGCACGCCGGTCTACTGGAACGCCGCGAATAGGGGCTACACCAGCACCGCCGGCTCCAACACGCTGATCCCGAACGCCGAGTTCGACGCCACGGTTTCGGCCGGCGGCATCGTTCCCATTCGCCTGCGCCGCATTCCGCCCGCGCCCGCGTCCTGATTGGAGGAGCACCGATGAATAACATCAACATGCAGGACGCTGTGCAGGTCTTCAGCTTCGCCACCCAGGCGAGCCGGATCATCAACACGCGCGTGTACGAGATCGAATATCCAGAGATGGATATCGCCTCGCTCGTCACCGTCGACACTTCGCTGCCCGAGTGGGTCAGCGGGATCGACACCCTCGTTGGCGACAAGGTGGGCAAGGCCGAATGGCAGTCCGGCGCCAGCAAGGACATCCCGCTGGCGGACGTCAACCTGAACAAGGTCGGCCTCGACTTCGACATGTACGCGATCGGCTACCAGTGGAACGTCGAGGAACTCGGCAAAGCGCAGTATCAGGGTTTCCCCCTGACCGAGCGGAAGGCCGCGGCGGCGCGCTTCGGGTCGCAGATCTTCCTGTGGGACAATCTGCTGGTTGGCTCCGCCGTGAAGGGTTGGACCGGTCTCGTGAACAGCAGCTACGTCACTCCCGTGACATTGCCGGCGGACGGCACCGACAGCACCTCCGCATGGGTCACCGGCCCGGCGAGTGCTCCGGTCGGCAACAAGACGGCTGCGCAAATCGTTCGCGACGTGAACATGCTGCTGCTTGGCGCTCCCGGCCCCGGCCGTGTCGTCAAGAATACCCTGCTGCTGCCTGACGCCGCACTCGATTACATGGTTGCCACTCCGTACGGCGTGACCAACCCGAACATGACAATCATGCAGTACATCGTCGCGAACAACGAGTTCACCCGCCGCACCGGCCAGCAGCTCGTCATCCGTTCACTCGATGAACTGAAGAACAAGGCGACCGTCAACATTCCCGGTGGTGGCCGCGCTGTGGCATACCGCAACGATCCAGACATGCTGAAGCTCTGGACCCCGATGCCGTACCGATTCCTGCCGGTTTATCAGGACGGACCGCTGAACTTCACGGTTCCCGGCATCGCCCGCACCGGTCCGCTCGACATCATGCGGCCGAACGCAATCAGCTACGGCGATGCGGTCACCCCTGTCCCGGCTTGACAACCGGCTGCCTGGAACACCGAAGGCCCGCCTCTAACCGGGCGGGCCTTTTCTTTGGAGGCGACGAATGCACGAGATCACCAACCTGACGAACTCGCCCTACGACCTTGAGGGCAAGGATGGACCAATCCGCCTGCCTGCCATGGGCAAGGTGAGCGGCGTCTTCACCTCTGAGTACCTGGCGGCGCTTGAGGGGTGCGGGCTTTACTCGATCCAAGAGATCGGTCGTAAGGCACCCAAGACCTCGCCGCTGGACCACGACGGGAATGGCAAACCCGGCGGAATGGCGAGATCCAGCAAGGACGAGGCGTCGACGGCCGACATTGTGGCGGCGATCGAACTGCTCGAGCCCGAGAATAACGATCACTGGACGTCGGCCGGCCTCCCCGCAGTGGAAGCTGTCCAGAGCATCGCGGGCAAGACGGTGACGCGGGCGCAGATCGAAGCGGCGGCACCTGACGCCAAGCGGCCCGAGCAGGCGTGATCCGTCTCGCCAGCCCTTTTTTATAGGAGCCGCCCTTGCCCTACACAGCCCCGCCTCAGGACACTTTCACCGGGCTGTTCCCTGCCTTCGCCGCAGTGACGGCCGAGCAGTACGCGTTCTGGTCCGCCCAGGCTGTGCTGGCAACCGGGCCGCTGGAAGGCTGCCTCCGTCAACGTATGGACCTGGCGACGATGCTCGCAACCGCCCACTACCTCACCGAGGCCGGCATCGGGGCGGGCACCGAGAGCGAGATGGTCGCGCAGGGCATGGGCGGCTTCAAGCGCATCAAGTCAGGCTCGTTGGATCTCGAGCGCGGGGATGCGAAGGCAGCCGAGGACGCTGGGCCGTGGGGCTCCACGTCATATGGGCTCCGTCTCTGGCCGATGCTGAGAGCTTGCTCCATTGGGCCACGGGTTACGGGAACCGGCACTCTGATGGGCTGCGGCGGCTACCGCGACAGTCCACTTCACCCTTGGGGCTGCTGAGGTGGGTCTGCTTGACGGCGGCATCGCTGCGGTGTTCGGCGCCGCCTTCTCGGGACTCTACCTCGACGCGATACTGCACACCGGAACCGGAGACCCGATTTACGACGATCAGGGCAACATCACCGGCTATTCCGGTGCTGGTAACCTCGCCTGCAAGGCCCAGGTCGACAGTGCGACCGATGCCATGCGCCGGGCGGACGGGTTCGCGGAAGGCGACGCGCGGATCATCATCCTTGCGCAGGGGCTGCCGAAGGTAACCAGCGATCACGAACTGACGGTACGGGGCATTCGGCACCGGCTGCTGTCTGCAGAACTAGATCCGGCGGCGTCGCACTGGGTCTGCCGCGGGCGGGCGGTCTGATGGCAAAATTTAAAGGCGCCGATAAGCACCTGAAGCGGCTCAAGGCGATGGGCCCGCGGGTCGAGCGTGAGGCGTCGAAGCTCATTTATGCGCTCGCTGACATGCACGTCGCCGAAGCGTCTCACCTGATCACTCAGGGCGCTGTGTCGGGCAAGAACCACCAGCCCTCAGCGCCCGGCGAAGCTCCGAACGAGGACACAGGCGCTCTCAGGGCATCGGGCCATGTCGAACGGACTGGAACCCTGACTGCGAATTCGGTCTTCGATGCACCGCATGCCGTGCCGCTTGAGCTTGGCACGAGCGACATGGCCGAACGACCTTATGCTAGGCCGGCGGCCAGAACCGTCCGGAGGAAAGCCGAGCCGCTGGTGGAGAAGGCCGTGAAGCGCATCGTAGGAGGCGGCACCCTCTAGGCGCGTCCGTAGCAACGCGTCGCCCACTGGGGCTCTATCCGCGCATGGCCCGCTTCAAGTTCAGCCGCGACTACAACCACCGCTGGCCATCCCGCGCGATGTCGCAATTTCGCGCGAACGGCGGTCCTGAGAGCGATGGCACCTATACCGTTAAGCGTGAGGTCGCCGAGACGGCTGAACCTCTCGGCTACGGGACATGGCTAGACAAACCTGATACGACCCTAGCCGATGGGGCTAAGCGTCAACCGGCTGACGACGTGGATGAGCGCAATCATGCGCCGCACGGAAACCACGCACCCGGAAACGAACTGGAACCTGTTCGTCGCACTCGCGGACGCCCTAAGGTTTCCGTCGTTCCTAGCGCCGGATAACGACGATGGCGCTGAGCCCGACAGTCTACGCCCGGCAGACCATCCTGGCGGCGCTGAAAGCTAATCCGGCCGTCACGTGGCGGATCCCCGCTGCCCGTCTTTACCCCGCAAAGACGCCCACCGCACCGGTTAAGCCTTTCGGGCGCTATGGCACCGCCACGTCGGAGCCTGACCGCTATTCGTGCTGGCGCGGCGGCGATGTGTCAGGCGCCTATCACGTGTTCGCTGGTGTCGCTCCGACCATTCCCGATCCAGAGGCATGGGTTGGCGAGACGATCGACGCATTGGCCGAAGTGATCGACGCGATCGACGATTGCCATGCCGTCCGGACCCAGGTGCTGCAGGATCCGGAAGAGGCCGACCTGTGGCACGGTGTCGTGTTCTTCGAGATGAAAGCGCTGTCCGACGCTTAGGGCTCGAGCCGCTCCAGTATCTCGCGCACCGCTAGGCAGACAACGCCGGCAAGCGCCGAGATACACCCTGCATCGAACAGCATGCTCTGCCGTTGCAGCAGCCCCGCATTGTTCACTCGATCGTTCGTGATCCCGTAGACGCCGACAGTCGGGTCGTACCCGGCGAAGGCATAGAAGGCCAATGCGACGCCGCCGATCAGCAGAAGCATCCCGAAGATGCCGAGGGTCGAGCGCGTGCGCGGTTGCTCTTCGTCCATGTTGCCTCCTGGCCGTCCGTAGAGCCCAAGCCGGGCCCTCGCCAATATCTCCGCGAATTCACCAAGCGGGGACACGCGAGAAATGGCCTACACCGTCGGCAAAGTGAAGGGCAACTACACCGACATTCTGTTCGGTGATGGTGCCGACCCCGAGGTCTTCACGCAGCTCTGCGGCATCAACACCCGCGGCCTCAACATCACGTATTCGACGGCGTTCGAGGTCGAGGACTGGGACTGCCAGGATCCCGAAGCCCAAGCGCAGACGCTGCGAGAGGTCGGCGCTCAAGACTGGTCGATCACCGGTTCTGGCCTCTTCAACCGCTCGCAGGCAGCCGCGCTCCGCGGGCTTCTCGGCGGCACCCACCCCTGGCGCTTTGCTTCTGGCGAGCCGACCGGCGATGCGATTGACGACGGCTACTGGCAGGGGCCGGGGTTCATCTCGAATTGGGAGGAAACCGGCAACAACGGTGAGTGGAAGGCGATCAGCCTCACCATTACCGGCAAGGGCTTGCTGACCTGGACCGACGGCAGCTACAACTTCAAGCTGCCATGGGCCGCCTGCGCCGAAATCGAGCGCAAGGGCGATGCTGGCATTCAGGCGATCTACGAGCGTGTGATGATTGGTCAGTCCCATCTTGCCGACGTCGTCGAGGTGATCCGGCAGGGGCTCTTGGGTGGCTCTGGCGGCACGGTCGATGGGCAGCAGGTCGACTGCAAGCCGCACGTCGCCTCCGCACTGATCGAGCGCTACGTCACCGGAGCCGAGGCCCGGCCGTTCACCGAAAACTGGAATCTCGCCAAGGCGATCCTCCATGCCTTCATGGTTGGCTACGCTCCGGCGCAGGCCGAGGGCTCAAAAAAAAAGACCGAGACTCCGGAAGCCGAAGCGACCGAATAGACATCGGCCAGATCCTCGCGAACTGCGCGATGATGAACGTCCCGCCGTCTGAAGCGCGGGCCCTCACCCTCCACGACTACCAGGCGCTTCTGCATGGCTGGCAGGCCGCCCACGCGACCGGCGACGAGACGCCGGAGCCACCGTCAATCGAACAGACCGAAGAGCGGATGCGCCGTCTGGCGGCCCGCGGCGTGAAGGTGCTTAACTGATGCCAACCGCAGACGACGTCATCGTCGAGTTCGAGGCTAAGGTTGACGGCTACGTGGCGAACTTGAACCGGGCGCGGACTACGTTCGAGCGCGCCGTTGGTTCGCAAGAAGCCCGGATGCAGCAGTTCGAGCGCCAGATGCGCGCGTCATCGAGTCAGATCGGCAACGCCCTGAAGGGCCTCGCGTCGACCTTTGCGGCGGCATTTTCGGCGCGAGAGTTGATGCAGCTCGCAGATGGCTACACCCGGCTCCAGAACAACTTACGGGTAGCCGGGCTCGAGGGACAGGCTCTCGCTGGCGTCCAAGGCGAGTTGCTAGACATTTCGCGGCGGTACGGTGCGGACCTCGAGGGTCTGACCCAGGTCTTCCTCCGGGCGAGCATGGCGCAGAAGGATCTCGGCGCCTCAACCGATCAGATCATTCAGCTTAACGAGATCATCGCAGCTTCGCTCAAGGTAACGGGTACGAGCGCGGAACAGGCCAGCGGTGCGCTCCTGCAGCTGGGGCAGGCGCTCGGCTCAGGTGTAGTACGGGCCGAAGAGTTCAATTCCATCTTGGAAGGCGCCCTGCCCC